GCCCATCCAACCCGCCCAAATCTCGAACAATCTCGTTTGCCATGCTTCCAAATCCCTGTTCAAAAATGTCTGTGTTGTAAATCCGTTGTAGTTGTGTTGGACTACCCCGGGGACTTCGCGGTATGACTTAGCCCCCGGGGTATCACAACGGTTTGGTTAGCTCGCTGCGGATCGGCTGCGAACCATTGCGCCGGGACGCAACACGCCCAACCCCAAATCGTGGGCAACGTCCCAACCCCAACCGAATTCGCCTGGGGCCATCAATGGACGCGCTCGAATGCTCGGGGCTCGGCCTGTTCCTCGGCGGTAACCCACTTGAACCGCTTGTTGTCCGCTTCGCTCGGCAATGAAGAAATCCGAAGTTGAACCGGTGGTTTTCGTTTCGGTGTCGGGGTCAATAACGCCAATATCCAATCGGGCATCGCTGCGCAATTGGTATTCGCCATCGTGCGGGTTAATGTTGCCTTGGGTGGTCGTCGATCCACTTACTACCAACGCGGAATTCACAACCTGTTTTCCGAGGGCACGCAATGCCCGAGGGACGATTAGGTACCCCGCCATAAGGTTCAATGGACGCGGTATTCCCGCTTTGGTCGAAACGGTTTGCGCGGCCATCAACGCTTCGGCTTTCCCAAGGTTGTCCAACGACAACGCGTTGGAGAAAATCACGTTGCCACGGCTGGAATGAAACCATGGGTTCCCGTCCGCCAAATTGCTGTTGCGTTGCATCGCGGCATATAACAAATCAGGACGCAATCGCGCGGCCATTTCGCCCAACTGTTGCGGAACGGTTTGGCCCATTCCCACCGCGTCGTTAATCACGTGGATTTCGTCAATTGCAAAATACCCCGTGTACCGTGCAATCGCGTACGCTTCGCCGAAGTCGGCAAAATCCACGGATTTAGCGCGGGTGTTTGGCGTGTGTTTGCGTAGCCCTTGGGTGGCGTCAATTCCGATGGGCTGGTTTTGTCGGAAGTCGGACCAATCCGCTTCGGCCACCCACCCCACCGTGGAATCTTGGTACTCCAAATACCCTTGGATCAAACCGACGGAAACAATCGAACCGAACACGCGGGGCAAAAACGGCGTGGAGAATGCCCGGTTTACGGTTTCCTCGTAGTCGTCCCCACCGTCCATTTGTGCAACCGTCAACAACCTTTCGCACGTTCGCGGTGCGCTGTCGTTGCTGAATCGGCGGCCCAACTCAATGATTTGCTCCAAATCGCTGTTGCCTTCGTCGGCAATGTCCGCGTTCATTCGGTACAACCAACCACAATGTTGGCGTTCAAGAACCACGCGGGCTTGCTCGGTAGCAAACACGGGGTTTTGTAAGTTAATCCCGGCCCGCATAAGCAAACCGGCCTGCAAACTTTGTTCGGTCGGTGCGTTGCGTCGAACGTGCGCGGCTGGCGCTCGGTTTACACCGTCGCCCGATTGCGCGGTTTGGTGCCCGGCGGAAACTCCCCGCATACGCTCCAACACGGCCAACCCGAATTGCTCCGGGCTTAGTCCGTCCTCAATGGCTCGCGCGGTCAATTCGTCCGGCTGGCCTTGGCCTAATTCGCGGATCCGTGCCACACGTGCGCGTTCGTCGCGGCGGATTTGGTCCGCTTGCTCCGGTGTTGCTCCGGCGGCTGCGGCTCGGGAATCGGCGCGGCGGTCGATTTCGGCCACGCGGTTGGCGTGGTGTGCCCGTGCGGTTTGTGCGTGTTCGTCGCCTTGGTCGTCGTTGTCTTGCTCCAACGCTGCGTTGTCCAATGCCAACGTTGCGGCAACCGTTGCCCGCTTGGCTCGGCGTTCGGTGCTTGCTGCCTGATTTGCTTGCACGCTTGCGGACTGGGCACCAACTCGGGTTACCCTGCGTTTCGTCTTGGTCATATCGTCACCCTCGTTAAAAGTAGCCCCACCAATCCCCGGTTTTGTTCGTGGCAATTGTTGCGTTGCTTCGGTACGTGTCCTAATATTCTCGCTTTGCTTGCTGCGGATCACGGCCCGAGGGTCGGCCCCTTCGTCCACCACGCTGGTTTCGTTTGGCGTCCATTTCTGAACAATTCGCATTGGGTTTTTCGTTGCGGTGTATTTGGTCCCGGCGTACGTCGCGGATTCCCCCGGCTGTAACGTGGTGGTGTCTTTCATCCGATAGGTAGCCCCAACGCTTACCGCGTCTAGGTTCCCTTCCCGCACACGTTGGAACACTTCGTCCACGTCGGCGGCGCGTGAGAAATGCAACAACCCGGTTACCTCGGTGGCGTTGGTTTCCAATTCGCTTACGCGTCCGATGACGCCACGGCTGCCGTACGTGTTGTGGTCCAACCGTAACCGCAACTTATCCACGGCCACCATTCCACCGGGTAGCAACACTTCGTCCACGTAACCGTATTCACCATTGCCCAAGTCGTCGTAGATTTGTACTGGGGTATCGGTGGCGATCACGGCCCGAACCGTTCGCGCGTTGTCGTCCAACGTGGTCGGTGCCTTGGGTGCTTTGGCTCGGCGTTGCGTGCTTCGTTGCTCGGCGGTGTTGGTTCCTCGGCGTCGAACTTTGGTTGCCATCTTATGGGTTCTCCAATTCGGTTTGGGTGTCAATCGCTGGCGTGCCTGGCGTGGCGTCAATCGGTTCACTCAATTGGTTCAACGCGGCGATTTGCTCCGGTGTCAATTGCGTTGGGACTGCGCCCACCAACGGCGGCAAACCGGCGTTTACTAACGCTTGGTTGTCGCGGCTTCGAATGCGCAATGTTTCCTCCGGTCGGCGTCCGTCCGCTGCAATCGCTTCGGACAATGCCAACGTTCCGTTTTCCAACTTGATGCGCTCGGCCATCGCGTCTTTGAGTTGGTCCACCGGTGGCGGCTTGGGCCACGTCCACGAAATCGGCAACAACACGTTGGGGAACTCGAACGCCAACGCGTCCAATTCCGCTTTTCGCGGGGTCGGTGGTAACACGCCTGTGTATTGGGCGATCCGAACCAACCGGCGCACAATCAACGTTAACATTCTGCGTTCCAACTTGGCTTGGATTCTCTCCACCGCCTTGGCGTAGCGGCTGCCATCGAAGCGCGCGGAACTCATGTTGTGGTTGCTGGCGTCCTTTCGAAGAATCATTAACGGCATTTCCAACACGTTCGCAATATCCGTTTGTTTTTCCTTGCGAAAATCGCGGTATGTTGCGGCGGGCTGCCTGGCGTCCAACTGTGCGATCTTCCAACCCGGCCTTAGGTATTGCCGCACGCGGCGTTTGTAGGGCAGTACCTTTTCTTCCGGCTCCACAAATTCCGCGTCGGGGTGGTCGGAATAGAAAAACACCGCGTGGTCCGCTGCGGCCCGTGCGGCGTCCTGTACTTGGTCGTCGTAATCCCTCAAATCCGCGGCGGGTTGCAACACGCTGGCGAACCCTGGGTAACCTCGGCGTTGCATAGCAAACCGGCGGCGGTACAAATGCAAACACAAATCGGCGGGTAACGTATCCTTGGACGTGGGGTTGGCGGGGTCGTAGATGTGGTAGGCGATCACTTGCCCGTTGTCGTTCACTTCTACCCCGCTGTGTAGATTCTTCCCTAGTTTGTTGGTGTCCAACGCTTCGGGGCCCATGTCGAAAATCTTGTATTGCGAAACGCTGCGGCCAATCATTTCCCGACAAAACGCGGCCCCGAAAATCATGTATTGGGCCACCCAACCGTCTAGCAAATCCACCATGGATAGGTTGTCCGCGTATTCGCAATCTCGGGACCACTCCCCGTACAACGCCTCCACCGCGTCGTTAAACTTTTGGTCGTCGGTCAATATCTGCAACGCTGGCCCGCGTGCGCTCACCACGTTGGTTTGTTGCGTGTCTATCGCGGAATCCAACACCGGGTTGTTGATGGATTCGTGGCGGACTCGGCGTTGCAACTCCACCAAATCGGTGCGCAAATCGGCCACCGGGTTATCGCTGGCGTTTTCCCAATGCGCAAAATTCAACCGGTCGGTTTGTGCCCCTTCCCAATGGCGGGTGGATTTCTTGGGCGTCGGGTCACCGGCGTAGCATTCCCACACGCCCCACGTTTGTTCGTTTGCCATTTTATCCCCGGCGGTATTCGATTGGTTCAACCACGGTTCCCGCTTTGGCCCAGCGTTTCGAGTTGCACGCCCTTAGAATTTCCTTCAACGCCATGGTGGCCCCGGCTCGATCAAACCGGATTTGGTCGCCACCGTCAAATTGCGTGTCGGGCGTAGTCGCAATAATGAGCAACGCGGAACGCGCCAACGTCGCGGCGCTTTCATAGTTGCCCGCTTCCATCGCGGCAATTGCGGAATCCGTTTTTGTTTGTAGGTCTGCTAATGTGGCCATGAGCCAAAATGTACGGCCCGGCCTGGCGGTGTCCTACTTGGGCGGCTCGGTCGATTCGTACCACCGGCATAGGTCATACGGACCCGTCTGTGGTCGGCGATCCATGGGCACCACTCCCGGATTGCTTGCCCAACATTCGCGTTTTAATGGGTTAAACTCGGTGGTTGGAACGTTGGGTTGTACGTGTTGCATTTGCTCGGCGTCGATCCAAAAACGACACGTGCAACACCTGCCTAATATGTTTACCGGAACTTGTCGCAAATTTTGGTTTTGGTTTTTCTCTGGTGTTCGTTTCATCGCGGGATCTTCTCACGGCTGCGGGTTGCTCTACACGCCACACACGCGGCGGTGGTAATTCGGTGGCCACACCCGGGGCAACGCCACGGTTCAACGTCGGCAACAACAATTAGTTGTTCGGGTGGTGCGCGTAGGGTGCGTTTGATTCTCACCACGGTGGACAAGCTCACGTCGTACAAATGCGCAATTTCGATGTGGGATAACTGCGCCTGGGTAATCGCCTTGGCGATTGCGTCCCGGGTGGATGTGTCCAACCTGCGTAACGCAAACTTAATTTGTTGTTTTCGTGGTTGTGGCATTGCTGAACAATCGGGGATAACGGTTTTGTAGTTCTTTAAAGCAGACTGAAAAAACACCGGTTTGGGTTTTTAGTTGTTCAAGCAAAATTGACGTTTCGTAAATTAAGCTTTCGTAGGTTTCAATTTTGTATTGGTAAATTCTTTGTTCTTCCCTCAACACGTCTACCTTTTGGGTTAATTCTTGAACGGCGTTTACTGCGGCTTCCCTATCTCGTTCGATCTCGTTTTTCTGTCTCTTTAAAACGTTACATTCGTGGATCCGTTGCAACGACAATTCGGAAATGATTTCGTATCGTTTGCGGTAATCAACCCAACCAAACATTTTTAGAAACGGCTTAAAAATTCTTCCCACTGTAGTTTCTCCCTCATAGTTTCGGCATGTAAACGAACGCTTGGATTCCACGATTTCCAATTTGGTTTCAATGGTCCAAACGGCCCGTCGGGATCATGCCCAACGGTGTAATGGTGTTGCTCACACAACGTTATTAAATTCGGCGGTTGCAATTCTAGTTCCGGGTACAACCACACCGGCTTAACGTGGTGGACGTTCAATTGCTTCAAACTTCCACACGCGGCGCACCTCGGGAACTTCGCAACGTGGGCGGCTCGAACCTTCGGCCATTTCGAACTGCGGTTGCCCTCGAAACTGTCCACGCGTTCGGCGCGTTCCTCCGGTGGTATCGGATCGGTTCCCGCTTGCCACACCACAACGGCTACGGCAAACACCACGGTGGCGGTTACAAACCACCCGATTGCATCAAACCTATTGCTACCCACGGTCCAACCCCCAATCCATATTCGCAATCCACACCAACACGGTGGCCAGTAACACAACGCCAACCACCACACCGGCGGCAAACGCCAAACACGCGGTAATTACGATTGCAATCATGGGGTTTCCTTTTGCTCTGGTTCCTTGGGTACGTCTCGTATGAACTCCAAAAACTGCCCGGTTTGTCGCATACACAACCCTGGCCCGTA